GTTCCGCAAACTCAAGCGATAGATTATATCGCTAATGATCCATTCCCTGCGGAATCTCATGAAGAGGGTTTGGATCGTGCAACTATGACTACTCAACAGATGCAAGAGGAATTAGATAGATCGTTTAAAGTTTCAAGAACTAATACAATTACTTCTTCAGAATTTACAGATGATGCTGCTACAAGAGCATCTAAAGCATTAGGATTTGATAGTGATGGTAATTTAACAACAGTTGCAAATTTTCTACCTGCTGGTGGAGATAGTGCAGAATTTCAATATTCAACAACAACAGCAGATGCTGATCCCGGAGCAGGAAAATTTAGATTAAACCACGCAACAATTTCTAGTGCAACTGAAATGTACATAGATGATTTAGAATATAATGGAACAGATGTTTCAGCATGGGTTCAATCTTGGGATGATGTTACAGGTAATGATACTAACAGAGGAAGAATAAGAATTTCAAAATCAAATACATTAGATACTTGGATGGTATTTAAAGTTACTGGTGCAATTACAGACGCATCTGGATATTCAAAAATAACTTTATCTTATATTGATACCGCTGGTACATTTGCAGACGATGATAGAGTGTTTATTTCTTTTGTAGCATCTGGAGAAGATGGTGCAATACCCGGATATTTTTATAAGTTTGATACAGGTACATCTGATACAGATCCCGGTGCTGGAGAAATAGCATTTAATAATGGTACATACGCATCTGTTACAGCAATTTATATAGATGATGCTGATGCTAATGGTGCAACTACTTCGGCTGATGTTTTAACTTGGGATGATTCAACATCTACAATTAAAGGTTATTTACATATTGTAGATATTAATGATAGTTCAACATACGCAAGATTTTCTATAACAGGATCATCAACAGATGCTTCAGGTTATAATAAATTAGCTGTTACACATTTAGTTTCAAACAATACTTTTTCAGCAGCAGATGAACTATCAGTTCATTTTACAAGAGTTGGAGATAAAGGAGATACAGGTTCAACAGGGTCTACAGGATCAACTGGTTCAACTGGTGCTACTGGAGCTGCTGGTACAAATTCACAACTTTCAATGACTTGGAGTTCATCAACTTCTGATGCCGATCCGGGTGCAGGTAAAATAGCTTTTAATAATGGAACTATAAGTTCAGTTTCAATTTTATATGTAGATGATGCAGATGATGCAAGTGCAGACATATCTAGCTTTGTACAATCTTGGGATGATATATCTAACTCAACAGCTAGAGGTATTGTAACTGTAACTAAAGAAGGTACACCATCTACTTACGCAACATTTAAAGTATCTGGTGCTGTTACAGATGCAAGTGGTTATACTAAAGTTCCAGTAACTCATGTAGTGAGTGCAGGATCATTTTCAAACACAGATGGTGTTGGAGTACACTTTAGTTATTCTGGTGCTGATGGGTCTGGAGATATTGAGGGAGTTACAGCAGGTACAAATTTATCTGGTGGTGGTACATCTGGAACAGTTACAATAAATTTAGCCGATGCTTCTACATCTGCAAAAGGTGCTGCATCATTTAGTTCAGATAATTTTGCTGCTAGTTCTGGTGCAATAACAATTAAAGATTCTGGAGTAGCAACAGATGAAATACAAGACAATGCTATAACACTTGCAAAAATGGCAGGTGGTACAGATGGAAATTTAATTACTTATGATGCTAATGGTGATCCAGCTGCAGTAGCTACAGGAAATTCTGGACAAGTATTAACTTCTCAAGGTGCAGGATCTGCACCAGTATTTGCTGACGCATCGTCTGGTGGTACAGAATGGCAATCATCTATTAAAACTGCTGACTTTACAGCAGTAGCAAATCAAGGTTTTTGGGTTAATACTGCTTCTGGAGATGTAGTAGTAACTTTACCATCTTCTGCTAGTGTTGGAGATATTATAGAACTTGCAGATTATTCAAGATCATGGGGAACTCATTCTGTAACTTTAGCTGACAATGGTTTAAATTTTCAAGGCACAGGTTCTTCTGTTCCAGTATATAATGAAAATGGACAGCACGTCATATTAGTTTATTCTGGTTCAACAAAAGGTTGGATTCCAAAACTAGATAGTGTTGTTGCAGATAAAACTCAAACTATTTTACGTTTTTTAAATCTTGCTGGAGGTGCTGCGGGTGGTGCAAACTCTGGTGGTGGCGGAGGAGCAGGAGGTATAAAACAAGGTACAGCAACAGTAACTGCAGGAGATATTTATACAATTACTATTGGTGGTGGAGGAAGTGGTGTTTCACCAAGAAATGCTGGAGGCGATGGTTCAAGTTCTTCTATTCGTGCTACAAGTGGAGGTAATATTATTTCTGTTACTACTGGAGGCGGTGGCGGTGGTGGCTGGAACTCTCCGGGAGAAATTGCTGGTAGAGCAGGAGGATGTGGTGGTGGAAGCGGTTATAGTCCTGCAGGTGGTGGTGCAACAGGAGGTTTTGGTACTGCTGGAGAAGGATTTGATGGAGGGTCAGGAAATACAGGCGGTGGCGGAGGAACTGGTGCGGCTGGAAAAAATGCACCTGATGATGGTGGAGATGGTTTAGTATCTGGAATAACAGGAACTTCAAGTAACTTTGGTGGCGGTGGAGGTGGCGCTCCGGGAGATGGTGGTGCTGGTGGCGGAACAGATGGAGTTTTACCATCAGGAAATTCAACTGCGGCATCTGCAAATACAGGAAGTGGATCTGGTGGAACAGATGGTGGTGGTTCATCTGGAAATGGTGGAAGTGGAGTGGTTATTTTAAGAGTAAGAACAGCCGCTTATCCGGGAACTACAACTGGTTCTCCAACTGTAACAACAGATGGAGAAGATACAATTATTAAATATACAGGGAGTGGGACTTACACAGCATAGGATATTATTATGGCACATTTTGCAAAATTAGGAGTTGGAAGCATAGTTGAAAGAGTTGAAGTAGTACATAATGATATTGCTACAACTGAACAAGCTGGTGCAGATTTTTTAAATAGTATTTACAAAACAGATGACGTTTGGAAACAAACATCTTATAATACTTTTGCTGGTGAACATAAATTAGGTGGTACACCTTTTAGAAAAAATTATGCTTCTGTCGGTGGAAGATATGATCAATCAAAAGATGCTTTTATTCCAATAAAACCTTTTGAAAGTTGGATTTTAAATGAAAATACTTGTCAATGGGAAGCACCCATATCTGAACCTACAGATGGTAAAGATTATAATTGGAACGAAACAAATCAAACTTGGGATTTACGAGAAGATTAAAATAAATATATTGTTGGTGGTGTGAAAAAACAATCTTTAAATTTAAAAAATTATATACTTCATTTAGATAATTGGATTCCTCAAAATGTTTTAGATGATTGTTTAAAAAAATTAAAAAAAAATAAAACTTGGGAAAGACACACTTATACTAACATAAAAAATTATGAGGGTCATAGTAAAAATGGAGAAAAAGAACTTGATATTTGTTATGGAGATAATTTATCTTATCGAGAAGATATAATGCAATTAATCTGGAAAGGATTAGAAAAATATATTGTTATTGACAAAATAGGTGGATCACAATTTGATGGTTGGAAAGGTTTTCGTACAGTAAGATTTAATAGATATAATAAAAATCAAATAATGTCTAAACATTGTGATCATATTCATAGTTTATTTACAGGTGAAAAAAGAGGTATACCAATTCTAAGTATTGTTGGTGTTTTAAATAATAATTATAAAGGTGGAGAATTTATTATGTTTGATGACTACGAAATAAAATTTAAACCCGGAGATGTTATAATATTTCCATCAGTATTTTTATATCCACATTTAGTTAAACCAGTTACAAAAGGAACAAGATATTCGTTTGTATCTTGGTGTTATTAATGAGAGATTATAAAATTCATGGACTATTTCCAGTTCCTGTTTACATAACAGATATAGGTAGAGAATTTACAGAAAAAGAATTACAATTTATAAAAGACCAAAAAAATTATTGTCAAAATAATTTAGGTAATATTCATACTAAAGATAACTATATTTTAAATAAATCTGAACTTAAAGATATTAAAAACTTTATAGAAGAAGTTTGTCAAAGTTATTTAGATAATATCATTTGTCCAAAGGGAGATGTAAAAATATACGTAACCCAATCTTGGTTAAATTATACAGAAGAAAATCAATATCATCATAAACACGAACACCCTAATTCATTTGCATCAGGTGTTTTTTATATTGATTCAGACAAAGAAACTGATTCAATAAAATTTTTTAATCCAATGTCATATAAACAAATATCTCCAGAAATTAATGAAAATAAATATAACCCCTATAATTCTGGCTCTTGGTTTTTTCCAGTAGAAACTGGTAAAATAATAATGTTTCCATCCTCTACAACTCATCAAGTAGATAATAAAAAAGGTTCTAATACTAGAATAAGTCTTGCATTTAATACTTTCCTAAAAGGTAAAATAGGACCAAATAATGATTTAGCTGAGTTGATTTTATAAATGAAAGTTGATATAGAATATTTGCAAGTGGGTATTCCACCACACACACATATACTCACTTGCTTAATTAATATTTAATTTTATGAAATTTATTCTTATGCTTTCAGTATGTTCCTATATTATAGGAGAATGTAAACCACCAATAACTTATGCACAAACATTTGACACATGGAAACAATGTGCGATAGTAGCTATGAACACAAGTATGCAATATTTAGAAGCTATGGATGATGAAACAGTTAATAAATTTCAACTATCAACTCAATACAGTTGCACACAACAAGATACAATATAATGCCTAAAAATATTGCACTTCAAAAAATAGAATCACACGAAAAACTTTGTCGTATTATGCAAAAACAAACTCACCAAAAAATTAACAATATTGAATTAGAAATTAAAGATATAAAAAAACATTTATATTATGCAATGTCAGCTTTGATAGGTGGTATGTTTACAATTATAGTTATATTATTTCAAAAACTTTAACTTTAAGGTCTTTATGGCTAGAAGAAAGAAAGCAATTACTGGTCTAATAAGCGAAATGAAAGCACAAACTGAACTAGCAAAAAATCCTAATATCCTTGTATTTACACCACTTGGCGGTCTTGGTCCTGTAGATATTGTTACTTTAAATATGTCTACAGGTGAGTATACTGGTTATGATGTTAAATCAAAAAATTATAGAAAAACAGACTATA